GACCGGGCCAGGCACCTCTGAGGCGAGCCTGACGGGTACGCTCTGCCCTGCATGTGTGAAGCTGGCTGCTGGTTGGCTGTCTTCTGATGATGTGGCGCCCAAAGAAGCGCTGATGGTGTTGGCGGTTGCGACGAAGGACGAGGAGGCCAAGCCATGAAGCCAATAGATAAGCTTATGTATACCTTGATAGTCGCGTTTGGCTTGGCTAACGTGCTCCTTCGCTCTGCGGCGTTGGCGGCGATGTGGTCATGGCATGTCGTCCCGCTGGGCGCTCCACTGGTGCCGTTTCGCAGCTTCGTAGCGGTATCGTTCTTGCTCGCCGCCGCCATCGCTCAGCCATCGCACCGAACGCAAGAGCTCTCGATGTCTCAGAGCCTTTCCCTCGCAGTCACACCGACGATCATGTGGTCGATTGTGATCGTCGTCGCGTGGTGCTGCTCGTGAACGACAAGATCGACCAGCTCCGTAAATGGGTGAGGGACGAACTCCCTTCAAACGTGCGGCGCGAAGTGGGCCGGTGGTTGCTGCGAGCTGCCGACCCCGCTGTCCCTGGCATCGTCCAAGGGCTGATCCGCGAGCACGAGGAGGAGATCGCGAACGAATCCCGGCGCGATATTAGGGTGGATGATGGCTCGTAAAAAGTCGACATCGAAGCGCGAGTTTATCTGCCCGAGATGCCGAGATACGCTGCAGGTGACGCGCGGTATGGCCGGGTCTGTACCTTGGGTCCAGTGGTCTTGGGTAGGCGGTTTCCACGGGCCTTCTTGCGAGCCGTATATCGGCCCTAAGAAGCCCAATGTCTAGGCGCACGAAGAAGCGCACCAAAGCGACCGAGGTGCAAGCGCCTGCGTTGCCGCTCGACACGCCCAAGCCTACGAGAGACCTTGGTGGTCGTAAGTCGAAGTTTAGCGACGAGGTAATGGGTCTTTTTGTCGACGCGATCCTTAAAGGCGCAGGCCGCGAGGATGCTGCGGAGGCGGCAGGTATCCACCCGGCCACGTTTCGGCGTTGGATGGCTGATGCTGTTGCGGAGGATGCTTCCGAGGAGATGCGCGCGTTTCGAGCGGCTGTGGAGGGGGCAGAACGGCAACTCGTCCTGAAGTGCAGCGAGGGCATGGTCGATCTCACCCGCGAGGACGTGCCCCCCGCGGTACGGTTCGCCGCGTTGAAGCTGATACTTCAGTCTCGCAGGCCGAACCTGTGGCGACCTGCGAAGGAGGTGTCGATCTCGGCGCCTGGTGGCGGGCCTGTGCAGGTCGATGTCTCGGGGGATGTCGAGGCAAAGGTCGTTATTCCGTGGGAGAAGTTGGGAGATATGACTCCCGAGCAGCTCGAGGCGTTCATGCGCGCGATGGTGGCGCCCGAGTGATCGACGCTCGCCATCGTCAGGCGTACTTCGAAGCCGCTGAGCGCCTGCACGAGTGGGATCTTGCCGCGTCTTCGCTCGAGCTCGAAGCGCCACAGGCGGAGATCGGGCGCGCGCGGCTGCTCGAGTTCGTGCGCTACGGGCAGCCTCGCTACCTCGTCGGGTGGTTCCATCGCGAGTTGTGCGCTGCTCTCGAGTGGTTCTCGCGTGAGGTCGTCGAGAAGCGCTCGCCGCGGCTGCTCATCGCTGCCCCACCTCAGCACGGCAAGTCAGAGATCGTGTCGAGGCGCTTCCCCGTGTGGCACCTCGGGCGCAACCCGTGGCATCACGCCGCGATCGCTTCTTACAATCAGGATTTTGCAGACAGAATCAGCAGAGACTCGCGCTCGGTGCGGGCTTGGGCTCAGGAATGGTGGCCTGATCTGGCTCCGAGGCCGAACGGAACCGATCGAGTCGACTACTGGGAGATCGCGGGTGGAGGCTCGTACAAGGCTGTCGGTGTTGGCGGCGGTTTGACCGGGAATCCCGCGCATGTGCTTGTGATTGATGATCCTCTGAAGGATCGCATGGAGGCCGACTCGAAGACGATCCGCGAGTCGGTGTGGTCCTGGTTTTGCGAGGCCGCCTATACCCGTCTTGCGCCTGGTGGCGGGATCCTCGTCATGGCAACGCGATGGCACGAGGACGATCCGAGCGGGCGCATCCTCTCGAAGCTCGCCGAGCAGGAGGGTTGGCGCGTCGTCGTCTATCCGGACATCGCCGAACACGACGAGCGATTCCGGAAGGAGGGCGACGCGCTGCACCCTGAGCGCTACCCTGCTGAGTACCTCGCGCGCGTGCACATGGTCTTGGGTTCGCGCGCTTACCATGCGCTTTACAGGCAGCGCCCACCGTCTGCGCAGGGCGCGATCTTCCTGCGAGACTGGCTCTGTCGTCGATTCGCAGACGACCCGCAGCGCCCAACGAAGCGAT